AAACGTAATTCAATGGCTGGTGGTGGTATGTTGGTGCAACCAAGTGCTGATGGATCTAGACCTGGGTATGCTAAACAAAAAGATGTTGGAAAAAAATTAGTAACATTAAAAGAATTATCAGAATTAGATTTTCCTATTTCAGAGGTTACACTAAAACAAGTTTTTACTGCTAAAGATACTAACAAAGCTTACAAAAAAATATTTAAAGATAACGGTATTAAGGTTGTAAAAAAAGGATCAAGAAATGCTTTACTGTTTGAGATACCAACTAAAAATCAAATAGATGGAGTTTGGAAAGATACAATAGAATTAGTTCAATCAGGAAAAGCCACAGTGCCTGAAAAAATGAGAACTCCTTTTAAAAATGAAGTTTTAAAAATATTTGATGAATTTAGTAAAACAGACACACCTTTTTCTACCAGTGATATTTATTATAAATTAGTAGAAAACGTTCAAGATAATCCCAGAATATATATACCTAAAAAATTAAAAGGAGGAACAAGAGTTCCAGGAGACACAATAAAAACAGCTTTAGGAAAAGACAAAGCCGCTTTGTTAATGGATGGTAATTTACAAAGAATAGAGAAGACTGTTGGTAATAGAAAAAAATTGGTTGATATTTTATCAAAAGGTAAATCAGATATAAACTCATTAACTAAAACTTTAGGTATTAGTAAAAAAGATTTATTTGCAGAGGCTGATATTTTATTTGATGATCTCTATAGATATACGAGATCAAAAGTTAAAGGAACAGGTTTTGGAGAAAAGTATGGTTATCTAAAAGAGTTTGATGTTAGTGATTACAAAAATATTTTAAACAATTTAAGAGCTTCTGGTTTTGAAAAATTAGATGAACGATCAATGAGAGCTTTGATTACTGAAGCTTATGCAGAAACAGATAAAGGAAAATTTAAAGCTGCTGTAAACAGATTAAATGAATACACCAAAACAAATGCTCAACTTAAACAATTATTTGGTTTTGAATTTCAATTAGATCATCCTCTTTCTTTTCAAGCTTTAAAAGATTTAAAAAATGTTAGTCCTGAAAATTTATTAAGAGTAAATCCAATACCAGCACAGTTAAATAGAATTAAAATAGGTTTAGATGGAACTTATAGAAAAATTATAAACAATATCAGACAAGGAGATTCTACACCTGAACTATTAAATCAAAAGAAAGCTATTGAAACATTGTCTAGTAAATTAGGTATAGGTGAATTTAAAATAGATAATACAGGAAGAAAAGTATTATCTTTTGGTGCTGATCCATTTTTAAAAACTAGTCTTCCAGAAAAAATGGGACAAAATATATTTTTACAAGATCGAATAGCTAAAAATTTAAAAAACATAGAACCTGAGTTATTTACAGATGCTCTTGGTAAAAAATCTAAATTTATTAAATCTATACAAAACTTACAAACAATGAAACCTCAAAAAGTAAAAGGTTTAATATCTTTTATGAAAGAATTAGGAATCAAGTGTCAACTTTCTACAGGTATTAATTGTATGAATCCAAAAGCATATGAAAAATCTTTAAATGAATTAATTGTAAAATCAAATGCTGGAGATGATGCAGCAAAAGCTAAATTGCTTAAATTTGGTAATAAAGTTTCTAAAGCAGGTAGATTAATAAGAACCTCTTTAGGCCCGGTTGCAATAGCGAGTGAAATTGCTTTGGACGTGGGTTTATCTCTTTACGATACAATGGATAAAGGTGTTCCTATTAAACAAGCTTTTGCTGATTCATTAACAAATAAATATATTTTAGGTCCTGAGTTACAAGTAGATAAACAAGAAGAAATTAAAAAAGAATTATTAGAAAGAGAAATGCCAGATGGCACAAAAATTATGTTAGAAGATACACCTTTTAATCGTCAAAGAGGATTAGAGTTTGCGATGGCAAAACGTGGTGAGACAAAAGCACCATTTATGGCTCAAAGTAAAGAGGCTGATAAACAAAGATTAAAAGAGAGACAAAAACAAATGGATGCTTTGTATGCAGATGAATTAGCGAGTAAAGATTTAAGTAACGAGGAAATAGATGCAGTTTTGGCTGAAGAAGGTGTATACAGTCCCTACACTTTAGGTTTTGGTATGCAACAAAAAAAACCTGGAGAGGGAGAAATGAGATACAATAAAGATGTAGCTTATGATGAGTTAAGAGATCTTTTTAATCAAAGTGTACAAGATGCAATAATCAGTAAACAGTTTAAAAACATAGCTGATGCCGGTGGGGTAGCTAATTTAGCAGGAGGTGGTATAGCAAAATTAGCTGGTGTAGACTCAGGTCCACCACCAGAAGCAGGCCCTAATTCACGGGGGTTGTCATCATTAATGAAACGTGGTACTAACACATAGGAGTATAAATGGCAGAAATCGATAAGGGACTCCCGAACACTAGAACTGAAATAAAAATTCCTTCTGAAGAGGAATTACAAGAAGTTAATGTTCAGGAAGAAACACCAGAAAAAGGACCCGTAGAGGTCATTCCAGAAGAAGACGGCGGCGCAACAATAGATTTTGAACCGGGAGCTATAAATATACCTGGAACAGAAAACCACTTTGATAATTTAGCAGATATTTTACCTGATGATATTTTAGATCCCATTGGTAATGAAATGGTTCAAAACTACATGGACTATAAAGCATCAAGAAAAGATTGGGAAAATTCATATAAACAAGGTTTAGATCTTTTAGGATTTAAATACGAAAATAGAACAGAGCCATTTCAAGGAGCAAGTGGTGCAACTCACCCAGTATTAGCAGAGGCCGTTACACAGTTTCAAGCACAAGCATATAAAGAATTATTACCAAGTGATGGACCAGTAAGAACACAAATTATAGGTGTTAAAAATCCTGCAACAGAACAACAAGCACAACGTGTAAAAGATTTTATGAACTATCTTGTGATGGATCAAATGAAAGAATACGAAGAAGAGTTTGACTCTATGTTATTTCATTTACCTCTCGCAGGATCTACATTTAAAAAAGTTTACTATGATGTTCCACTAGGTAGAGCTGTATCTAAATTTGTACCAGCAGACGAATTGGTTGTGCCTTATACTGCAACATCAATTGAAGATGCAGAGGCTGTTATACATACAGTTAAAATGTCAGAAAACGAATTAAGAAAACAACAAGTCAGTGGTTTTTATAGAGATGTAGAATTAGCACCACCGTCTAATGTTGAAAGAAACGAATTAGAAAAAAAAGAAAGAGAATTAGATGGCACTAAAAAAACTGGTAAACAAGAATCAGTTTATACTTTGTTAGAGTGTCACGTTAATTTAGATTTAGAGGGGTTCGAAGATGTAAACTCTGAAGGACCTACTGGAATAAAATTACCTTACATCGTAACAGTCGAAGAAGGTAGCCGAACAGTTCTTTCTATTAGAAGGAACTATGCGCCCGATGATCTAAAGAAAAATAAAATTCAATATTTTGTCCACTTCAAATTTCTGCCAGGACTTGGATTTTATGGCTTTGGACTCATTCACATGATTGGCGGATTGAGCCGTACAGCAACAACGGCTCTCCGTCAATTGCTTGACGCAGGGACATTGGCAAACTTACCTGCAGGATTTAAACAAAGAGGTGTAAGAGTTAGAGACGAAGCATCACCAATACAACCAGGTGAATTTAAAGATGTAGATGCACCAGGTGGGTCTTTAAGAGATGCATTTTTTCCATTACCATACAAAGAACCATCACCAACATTATTACAACTATTAGGTGTTGTTGTGCAAGCAGGTCAAAGATTTGCAGCAATAGCAGATATGCAGGTTGGTGAAACAAAACAAAATGCTGCCGTAGGAACTACAATTGCACTGTTAGAGAGAGGTTCAAGAGTTATGAGTGCGATACATAAAAGATGTTACGCAGCTATGAAAGATGAGTTTAGAATTTTATCCAAAGTTGTATCACAATATTTACCACCAGAATATCCATATGATGTAGTTGGTGGACAAAGAAATATTAAGCAAGCAGATTTTGATCAAAGAGTAGATGTAATACCTGTTGCAGATCCAAATATATTTTCTATGAGTCAGAGAATTACACTTGCACAAACACAGCTACAACTTGCAACATCACAACCACAAATACATAACTTGTATCAAGTGTACAGCTGGTAAACCTTTTCAAGCTTTTCCTGGTCAAGATCACAGAGCACACATTACTGCTCACTTAAATTTTATGTCAACCAACATGGTTAGAAATAATCCTGTGGTTATGGCTGCAATTCAAAAAAATATTCTTGAGCACATATCAATTATGGCACAAGAGCAAGTACAATTAGAGTTTAGAGAACAAATGCAGCAGATGATGATGCTACAACAACAAGCAGCAATGAATCCACAAGCACAACAACAGCTACAAATGCTAACAAATCAAGTAGAGGCAAGAAAAGCTGTGTTGATAGCAGAGATGACAGAGGAATTTATGAACGAAGAGAAGAAAATTACGTCACAATTTGACTCTGATCCGTTGTTAAAACTAAAATCTAGAGAAGTTGACCTACGTGCAATGGAAAATGAGCGTAAAAAAGACAACGATAAAGCACAAATTGACCTTGCAAAAGCAAGATTGATGCAACAAGGCGATATTGCAGAAGATAAAATGGAGCAAAATGAAGATTTAGCTAAATTAAGAGCAGGTGTAAGCCTTGCAAAGACTGGTGTACAACAAGCACAAGTTATGATAGACGATAATTAATAAAAAAAGGAGCAAAAAGCTATGATGAACTATAAAAAACAAAAAATAGTTAACGTGCCAGAGCCAAAATTAGAAAAAGATCCTAGATCTGCTACAGTTTCTAATGGAGCTTTTAATTATATTGTAAAACCTGAAGAGGTTGCAGTAAGAGGCAGAAAAAGAATGCTAGCAGACAAGAAAAAAACTGCAATTGTAGTGTAATGGTTTGGTTTAGTGCATTAAAATTAGGCTTAAACGCGGCAACGCACATCTATAAGAAAAAACAAGAAACAAAGATGGCGATGGCTGATGCACAGCACATGCATGCCTCAAAAATGGCCCGAGGGGAGAGCGAATACCAGGGCAAATTGCTAGAAGCCCGTCAGTCAGACTGGAAGGACGAGTTCGTTTTGGTCGTGCTCACGCTGCCCATTTTGGTGATCGCCTGGGGGGTCTTCTCGGACGATCCGGGTGCTTCTGCAAAGATAAAAGAGTTCTTTGACCAGTTCCAGCAGCTCCCGTCATGGTTCACAAATTTGTGGATCCTTGTCGTGGCGTCGATATATGGTATAAAGGGAACACAGATTTTTAAAAACGGAGGAAAAAAATAATGGGCGTGTTTAGTTTTGTAAAACCAGGTAAAAAAGCATTTGAGTTTGTAAAAGATAAAACTGGAGTTATTACTGGAGTAAAACCAAATTTAAAAAAAACAGTTAAACAAACTAAAACTGAAGAGTATAGAAAAAGATATACTGCTTTAGGTAAAGCAGAAGATAAACTTAAAGCTGGTAAAAAAATGATGAAGGAAGCTCAACAGGAAAGAAAAAAAATGGTTGATACTGGAAAAGCTTTTCAATTTAAACATAGTAAAAGTTATCACGCTATTGAGCCAGGACAGGATGTTAAAAAAAAATACAAAGGTCTTTTAAAAGAAAGAAAAGCTAAAGGTGGTAGAGTAGGTCTTAAAGGTGGTGGAGATTTAGGAATGCAAAGTGTTAAATATGGTTTAGATAATAAACCTGAAGTTACAAAATTAGATAGAATTGCTAAATTCATTGCAAAGGATAAAAATAAAAAATCTAAAAAGAAGATAATATAATGGCTAAATTGTGTCCAAGAGGTAAGGCTGCAGCGAAGCGAAAATTTAAAGTGTACCCGTCAGCATATGCTAACATGTACGCATCAGCAGTATGTTCAGGTAAAGTC